TATTGCAATGCGTCAGGCTGGAGTGGACAAGAACTTCCGCGTAGACATCACTGTCTATGTTATGGACCACCCAAACACTGCTACAAACTCAGCAACCACAACTGTAAATGACAACACACCACGTATGGGATTCAAGATTCATAACGCTTGGATTACTACGCTAAACTATACAGACCTAAATGCTGCTGACGGAGCGATTCTTTATGAGTCAATGTCCCTAGTTCACGAAGGTCTATCAGTATTCTTTACTGGTGATGATTACAAGCGTAAGGATACTGGAAAGCTTTAAACCGACTAATAGGAGTATAAAATGTCAGACATTATTACCGATGCACAATTACTACAACAGTTCGCTGAAAAGATTTCAGAGGAGCCCGCGCCGAAGATTAAGACGCGGGCGCCTTCTGAGTCAGAGGTAGAACTGCCTGGTGGTTTTGTTGACCTTAAGGGTGAACTGCACACTTCGGCAGAGGTTAGGGAACTAACAGGAGCAGATGAAGAAGCTGTAGCTAAGTCAGGCTCTTCAGGAAAAGCTCTTAACGTTCTACTAGCCAGAGGCTTGGTTAAGCTTGGAGACAAGGAAGCCACAGCCGACGACCTAGATATGCTGCTATCGGGAGACCGTGACGCAATCCTTCTAGGTATTAGAAGAGTTACATTTGGACAGACATCTAACCTAATGGTTAAGTGTTTCTCTTGCCAAGACGAGCATGAGACAACAATTGATTTAACAGAAGATGTCCCTGTTGTTAGATTGAAAGACCCAGTGGGAGACCGCGTATGGGTTATGGATACTAAGCAAGGTCCAGTAACTGTGGCTCTTCCAAACGGAATAACACAAAAAAGGCTGATGGAAAACTACGACAAGACATCAGCTGAGATTAATACACTCTTACTATCTGGATGTATTGTTTCAATAAACGGTGAACCATCTGTTGGAGCTGGTACTGCACTATCCCTTGGTATGGCAGACCGCACCCGTATAATCGACGAGATTATCAAACGCAACCCAGGCCCTCGCCTTGGGGAGGTGAAGAAAGCTTGCAAGGCATGCGGTGAAGATATTTCTCTACCGCTTAGCTTGCTAGATTTGTTTCGTATATAGCGAACCAGATTACGAAGAGCTACTTGACCAGTATGAAGTTCTAACAAGAGCTTTTATTGGTTGGACACTCGCAGACATACGCGCCTTATCAGTTCGTGAAAGACAGAACTGGTTAGAACGTTCCCAACGATATCAACCTAGAGGATAGTGATGGCAAGAGAAGACCTTAACATGGGCAGCTCTAACGCTGCCGCGTTTATCTCATCCCTAAGAACTGGCCTGTCCTCACTGCGACAGGAGATGAACCTCCTAAAGCAAGACACAGGTGGTTGGTCAAACCTACTCGGTGGAGCGATGGGACGCCTAGGTGGTCGTGGCGGTGGCTATGGACAGCCTGGTAATAACCTTGTTGCTCCTGTACCAGTATTTAATGTAACAACCCTAGGTGACACAACGCAGGGTTACATGTACGAACAGTCTGGGCATAACAGACTGTTTAATGCTCCTGGTATAGAACCTTATCGTCCGCTACCTACATACTACACAGGCGCACCGACAGGCACTGGCGGTGGCGGTGGCGGAATGTCCCCTGCTATGCAACGCGGTTTAATGGGCGGCGCTGTTGGTGGCATCTCTAGACTTCCTACAGCAAAAGAAGCTGTTGAATATGAACTAGCTACTCAAAGAATGGTGTTCTTCCAGCAGCAGGCATCTTATCAACCTGGTGGAAGAATTAGACCTTTCTCTAATTTAATTCCAGGTAACCCAGACCCTAACAGCGATTATGCAAGAGCGACTGCTTTGTTACAACAGTTGGGTCGACAGGGAACTACTACAGGTAAGTTTGACACTGTACAAGCAATGGAGGCTGCAAGACAGCTTGGCATTGGTGGTCCTAACTTTTCAAACGTAGCACTTGGCGCAGCCCAGATGTCTAACCTTACTCCTGGTATTGGTGTTGAAGGCTCAATGAGAGCATACGGCGCTCTACAACAGGGTCGTAACGTTAATATGCTTCGTGGTATTGGTATCCGTATCCGTGGTGAAGACGGTTCTATGAAACCTATGCCACAGATTATTGATGAAATTTGGAACAAGTTGATGAGAGAAAAGATGGGCAATGAGCCCGTCACTGTTCAAGATGTAACTATCTCTTTACAGCCTGGTAACGCTCTTGCTTCTATGTTAGACCAATACTTTGGCAATGACCCACTACTTCGTAAGCAGGTAGAAGATGGTCTTATACTTAAAGCTCGAAGCGGTGGACAATCCTTTGCTGGAAGAGACCTTAAAAAACTTGGTGAAAAGTATGGCGCTACTACACCTGCAGTCAGCTCTTTAAGCCAAAGAATTACAGAATCTACTAGAACTTTACAACAAGCAGCCCCTGCTATGTCTGACGCTTTTACATACGCAAACCGCGTGCTTAGTTACTTCACAGGTTTCATGAACGTAATCGATAGATTTACTGGGCTGTTCTCTGGACTAAGCGCCGTTAAAAGCGGTATGGGAACACTAGGTAATAGCGGTCTTGGCTCCATATTATCTGGAGCATTTAACTTTGCTGCTGGCCCATTGCTAGGTGGTTTGCTTGGTGGAATGTTTAAAGCAGAAGGCGGACCTGTTGGTGGAAAGATGCCTTACGTTGTAGGTGAGCAGGGTCCTGAGCTATTTGTACCTGAACAGCCAGGAATTATTGTTCCTAACCATGAGTTAAAGAACCACCCATTCCGACATGAAGGTGGCGCCGCATACCCAGGACACGACCACAACGGAAACTACACAGGACCTAAGGGTGCAAGTGGAAACAAGCTAACTCCAGAGCAGTTAAAAGGTGTATTGGAAAGAGCAGGCTTTGAAGGGCAAGGATTAGCAAACGCATTAAAGATTGCTGGTGCTGAATCTGGAGGTCGTCCTAACGCCTTTAACCCACACGGTGGAGACCTATCCTATGGTCTATTCCAAATTAACATGCTTGGCGACCTTATGAATGAGCGCCTAAATAAATCTTGGAACCGTGCAGACGGCAAGTCCTTTAAACTAGGTTCAGTAAACGACCTATATGATGCAGAGACAAACGCACGAGTTGCCTATCACATGTCTCAAAAAGGTTACAACTGGAGCTCTTGGTCTACTAAGTCTGTACTTGGTAACAACAACTCATCAGGTGATGGTGGCTCAGACAGGTCTACCTTCTCCTCTGCCTCAGCTAAGAGTGACGGCAAGGATAGTGGCAAGTTTAGTTGGTCTAAGCTGTTCAGCACTGAGGGGACTAACAATAGAAACTTAGTATCAGATTTACTAAAGGGCTTTACATCTATGTCTAGCCCTGCATTAAAAACCACATCTCAAGCAGGCGCCACAACGTATAACTATGGCGGCGTTACCGTAAACCTATCTGGTGGAGGAAGCGCACAAGACAATATTGCAGCCCTAAAGGCGGCTCTATCAAACTCAGAGACTCTAGATAAGGCGGCTAAAAACTAATGCCATTCATCGTTCCCCCAGGATTACTTCAAAAAAAGAAAGCTGCTGTAAAGAAAGAGACAGTAAAGAAAGCTGACGCCTTAAAAAGAATTAACAACCTAGCTACAGCTAGCGTAGTCTCAACAACGGCTGGAAGCGTTGCCTCATCAGCGGCACCTACAGCTGCTGGAGTTGTTGCAGCCTCCACAGTAGTTGGCTCTGGTCTTAACCGTCAAGCGGTAGGTGTTGCCTTATCTAGAGCAGGAAAAATAGTAAGAGTCGGCGGGTTACCTGGACTAGGTGTTGGAGCTGGGCTAACCCTTATTGGAAAAGCCTTAGAAAATTCAGCGATAAAAGATTACAACAACTTGGTGGGAAGTACCCCTCCAGACAATAAAAGCACTAAGTCATTTCCACCAAGAAATTACGACTACAACTTACCACCACATAAGTGGAGTCTACCTGTAAGACCACACGCGGTAGACGGCACCAGTGGTGCAGGAAACATTGCACAGAACAATCACGAAGGCGATTTCCATAGACTACGTAGAGGTGTTATTTGGCACTGGAGTAACGGAAGCGACATCTCTGCTAGCAAAGAAGAAAACGGCGCAACAGTAATTACATCTGCAGCCCAACTACAGGCAGCAACAAAAGAAGCAGATAAAAAGAATGAGATATTAAAACAAGGCTCTGGAGTAGCAAACAACTACAACTACGGTTTTCAGTTCCTATGGAACCCAGAAACTATCTCATCTTCTATTGCAAGAAACATGGATGTGACACCATCATCAGCTGACCGTTTCCGTTCAGTTGCTGGCGCCTTCCCTGGACAAGAGACATACCAATTCCAGATTATGTTAGACCGTGTAAACGACTTTGCAGCGTTAAGGTCTATGGCTGGAGATACGTATGCAAACTCAATGAACCATCCAAAAGCTGTAGAGGTAAATACAAACAGCCCACAGGTTAGAGAAAGTAAGTACGCCAAGATACCAAGTAACGCTGTGGACTACTACCCATCTGGACTTGGGTCTGTAAATTTACAAAAGATTAATGACCTAATGAAGTTTGGAACAATGGCTGACCTTGAGTATCTGTTTAAGGCTCTAAATGGAAACGGAGCTAACCAAGGCTCTGGTGAGTGGGCAACACTGATGCTTAAAAAGACAGCGAACATTGGGTTCCTATCCCCTAGCCTCTTGGGCTTTAGGTTCGGACCTAACGCTCAACAGCAGCTATCTTTTGTTGGGTGGATAACAAATATGTCTATCAATCACACCTTCTTTACAGAAGATATGATTCCTTTACGCACAACCGTTTCGTTTAGCTGTGATGCCTTTGCTGGCTCCACAGTGGTTTAGGAGTAGCCATGACTATTTATCTAGGTTCTAGGTACGAGCCATCTTTTATTGACTTTGTTTCTACAGTTCCGAACGGGGATGAGAACCCTATTGTGTTCTACAACTTCCCTGACATTGGAACCCTTAGCTACTACGAGCACACCTTTAAAGAGGGGGAACGACTAGACCAGCTAGGTAATAAGTACTATAACCGCTCTAGCATGTGGTGGATTATATTAGACCATAACCCTGAAATTAAAGACATCCTTAATATTCCAGCTGGAACAGTGCTTAGGATTCCACGTGTTTAAATTTATAAGTGTTTCTTTTCCAGATGCGCCTGAAGGTCCTAGAGCCGTGTATAAGGCCGTACTCATGCAAAAAACCTATGAGCATGAGCTTTTAATTTTAACGTTTAAAGACTGGAACCCTAATTACGAATCGATTAGACCAGGCACTCCTATTGAAGTTACCTTGTCAGCAAACACTACACCTAGAAACTTCTTCGGCTACATTCACCACATCACACCTTCTGCTACCCCAGGAAAGATGTTTACAGAAGTTGTATGCATAGGAGGCTCGTTTCCCCTTAAGCAGGCTTCCCAGACAACTTACAGAGACTGTACGGCAGACCAAGTAATAAAAGAAATCTGCATCAAACACAGCCTACGTTTTATTGGAAAGTCGCACCCTAGAGTTTACGAAATGATATCTCAAGCGGGATATACCGACTGGCAGCTTGCTGTCCGTTTGGCAAAGCAGATTGGTTATACCCTGCGTGGGGAAAACACCGATATCTACTTTGAGCCCATCCTTAATGACTATGAG